AGAGATTGATCTCAAGGGGTTTAGGTGTGGTGCCGGGAGGGGGAGTCGAACCCCCAAGACCCGAAGGTCGGCGGATTTTGAGTCCGCTGCGTCTGCCAGTTCCGCCATCCCGGCTTTACGTGTTATCAGCGACTTGCGTGGAAGACATCGCGCGCGTCTGGCATTTCGTGCACGATTTGTTCATATTCTTCCTGCCGCGTCGAGGAGGTCTTGGTCGGCGGTCACGTCGTAACTATCGAACACCGTTCTCGTTAGGTGCCCGGTAATCTTCATCGCAACCGTCGCTGGAACTCCCTTCCGCATTATATTGCGTGTTGCCGACCTTCTCAAATCGTGGAATCGCAGCCCGGCGACTCCGGCCTCTTTGCATGCCTTTACCCACGCACCTCGGAAGTCGAGAATCGGTTTTCCGTTCGGCCAAGTGAACACGTGGTCCTCGGAGTCCTTCCCTGCACAGCAAGCCTCCACGGCTTCGCACACTTCCTCCGGCATCGGAACCTTCCGCGCTTTACTGTTCTTCGTCGTTCCCGCGAAAAGGATTATCCAACCACCCGCGATTTGCAGCACGAGAAGGTTCTTCAACTCCGACATTCGGAACCCCAGTCGGTACGCAGTCAGTACCATCGCCCGCAAGCCCGGCTCCTTCAGCGCGGCCAGCAGTTTGCCGAAGGCAACGTCCTCGATGAATCCGGTGCGTGCTGTCTCCGGGAGTTTCTTAGGAAACGTTGGAACCTCTGCAACGAGTCGCGGTCGCGCCTCGAAGCCAATTTTGAACGCTCGGCGGAGGAACGCCATTTCGCGGTTTATCGTCGCGTTCATCGCCTTGGCTTTGTGACGGGCAATTACATAGTCGTTCAGGTCTTCGGTCGTGACCAGCGACGCCTTCCGGTTTCCGAACGTCGCTTTCAGGTTCACGGACCAGCTGCGCTCGGCATCCGCAATTAGCTTCGCGGACGCCTGTTCACGCCACGCGCGGGTCGGAGCAGGCAACCCTTCAGGAATTTTTTGGAGCAGGGCGACACGGCGGGCCTTCAGCAGCACTTGCGCTAAGTCTTCCACCAGCGCCTTCGCGGCCCTCGGACTCGGCAGATTTCCAGTCGCAACGAGACCGATTTGCTTCGTCAGCATCCGCTCGGCGTCCGCCTGAGCGCGTTTCTGATGGCACTCGCAGAAGTGGCTGTTCTGTGTGCGCAGCCGTCCGGCGGCGTCGCGGAACCGAATCCAGTATTCACCCTTCGGGTGCCGTTTGGATTTCCGCAGCCACAGGTTCCCGGTGCCGTAAGTTCTCATATTCGGTGTTGGAGCTTACCTCTCTCGAATCCAGATAGCCAGTGTCGTCGACCATGCCGGGCTTTCGCCAGTTACTTCGGGTTGGGTTCGTTACAATGAAATCTGAAAACGGAGTATTGTGATGGCGACCAACACGGTCATAGAGCAACGATTGCTGCGTGGGTCTTCTGAAGACGGATTCCTTCAAAGGGTCGCGACCGTTTATATCGATGGGGAGGAGTATAGAGTTTTGGCTCCGCCGAAGGCGGTCGGGGACGCTCTTGATTGGATAGAGCAATTCAGCGTGCGCCAGCCGAGCAATGAAAGCTTCGGGTCAGAAATCGTGGTTGAGGGTGCGTTCCGTATTCTTGCCATCAAAATCGTAAAAGAAGAACTGGAGAAAAAGACGGCGGTGAACGGTTCTGTAAGGGAGGAAAACCGAAGAGCAAAACTTCGGGAACTTCTGGTTGGCCTGTCGCGGCTTCGCTTGTGCGGACCCAGCGACGACCCGGATGAGCAGACCTCCGTCATTGAGTCGTATAGATACCTGCTGATTAATGTGAAGGCTCTGTCCAAGGGACTCCTTCCAAGCGAGGTGACCACATAACTATGTCAGCGGTAGCGTTATCCATCGTTTTACGTTCATTATGTGGATTCCTCCCCGAATCGGGGAACAGCCTATCACTCCCGCCACGTCCGAACCAGCAGCATTCCTTCCCGAAACTCGCGGCAGCCGTGACTTGAGCCGCGCCTTCGCGTGGTCGGTGGGGTGGCAACTCGACCTTTTCGCTGCCCGCGTAAAAAGCCCGTATTTTGCCACGATGACATAAGCCGAAGTGTCACTCAATCGCCTGCCATTTGCCCCTCTTAGGTAAGTGTGTCCAGTGGAACTTGCTTGGGTTTCCCACCAGAGTGATGTTGGTGTCACTATGAAAAACCCAAACAAGCAGCAGGCGGGTCGGAAGGGCGGACAGGCGGTAACGCCACGCAAATCCGAAGCCGCTTCTGAAAACGGATTTCGCGGCGGGCGACCAATAGCGGCGGACGCGGCCTACAAGAAGTCCCTCGCCGAACTCAACCAACTTCTGGAGGACGTGCGGGCTCACATTACAAGCCACGCCCTCCGGCAGGAAACAGATAAGGGTAATTGGGGATACAACGGGGACATGAACCATTACGCCGGGTTGCTCAAGGAGCTTCTCGGACGCAAGTAACAACGGCCCTGCCCAGCGCGTCAACGCCGGGCAGAGCCTGACACAACCGAATCACAGGAGGATTCGAATCATGCTGAGTTTCATCGTATCGTTTTTCCGAAGCAAACCTCAACCAACCGTCACGCCGGACCCACGCTGGGAGGAATACAAAAAGCACCTCGCCGCTCACCACATCTTCGCCGCGCGCGAAAAACAGATAGGGTTCATTCCCGCCGTGATGGAGCGCGTCGACATGATGATGCCAACGACGGATGAAGATGTGTGGGGAGCGGGCCAGTGAATTCCAACCCGAAAATCACAGCCAAGCTCGCCGTTGCACAAAAGCGGTTGGCCGCCAGTGCCATTCGCATGAAGAAGCTCATCGCCCGTTACCGCGACGAAGATGAAACCCAGGTTCGCGTTGGTCGTAAAAAGGAGGCTTGATGGAGCGCACGGTCTCCAACAGCCCTCGCGGGAGCGGGGGCTTTTTCAGTTTACGAATCCTGATAGACAAAATCGAAGTCGACGTGGGTTCCAAAAAGCGTTCCCTTGCCGATTGATTCGGCATCATCGGCCTCTAAGACACACGAACGACTTTCGGCTGCCGAGAGCGAGAGCAAAAACACCCGCACCGTTTTCGCCAGCTGCTTCGCCTTCAAATACGTCGTGCCATAGCACGAAATCCGCCAGCGCTCCGTCGTCAGTGGCCCTGTGCCGTCCATGAGCTCTCCCTCGGTCGGTTCGCCGGAAGCCTGAGTCAAAACCACGTATGGCATGGTGGGTCCGTCAACGGCCTGCATCGGAAACACGCCGGTGGTCGAGTCGGGGCGCGACGCAGGAAGCCCGAGCAAAGCCGTGATAGTCGGCTCATTCGACAACGCGGAATATAGGCTTTCTATGAACATGAAAAGGGGCTGGGCCGCGAAGTTCCTGTTGCCAGTCAGCATCGCGGCCCGGCTGATGGTCCAACATATCCGGTGGCTGTTAGGCTCTTCCTTCGCGCACGGCGATGCTGTGGTTCCTTGCTGCTTTTTGCTCTGGCGTCAGGTTCGCAAACCACTTTGCCGTCGACGCGCGGCTCTTCAACAAATGCTTGAGCGGTGTCTTTCGCAAGCGACCGGGTTCGCTCGACAGCTCGGCCTCCGCTTGCATCCGGTTCCAGACCTTTGAAAGCCGATGGAGCATTTGTCTCACCAGCGGCGGCTTCATTCTCAACGCTTCGCCCACGGCAACTGAATTCTCACCGACACAATACGAGCGGTAGATAACGCCCAGAACAATGGCCGGGAAGTTCTCCTGCAGCATTAGCAGCTGGGTGTCGATGCCCTCTATCTCGACGGCCAACTTCCCCAACTGCTCTTTGCGAAAGGTCTCCCGCGCCTCAGCAGGGACAGCTGCAAACCATTCCTCTTCTTCGAACGTTCCGTTTTTCATTGCGATATAGCGCCCGCATAGTCGGTTGATGGTAGCAATGAGCTCGGGTCTCGTCGACGCCAGCTTCTCTTGCGCGCGGTGTAGCCGGGTCGCATCGCTGCCGGACAACCCCGCAGCGATTTCCTTTCGGGTGAACGCGCGCGACTCCATATACCGAACGAGCAGCCGACGCATTTTGTTGTGGTCGAAGGCGTATTCGGGAACAGGCTTACGCCGGTAGGTGGGCGCAGCCTTGATGGAGGTGCTCATCCGCTGGTAATCCGAGAAGTCGATGGCACGCCCAAAGGTGCCGTCCTCGAATTGCTCTGGCATGTGGACTGGTTGTTGCGGCTTGACGAAGCAGACTTGACTCATTGGTTCCCCCCACAATGGGCGTGAGGTGTTCCGCCAGTTTTCTCCGCCGACCGCCCGGCAGGTTCGCACTCGGCGGTCAGGGAAAAAAGGTGGAGGCGCGTTGTGTCGAAAGCCGCAACCGCCTCCGGCTCATTTCGGTCGAGCACGACCAGCGCGTCTAACTCCGAACGTCACGCGCCCCAGCGTTCACCGATTATCTCCCAATGTGAGTAGGGAACCGCATCGGCTGCGGACTTCACCGCCGTTATGAGTCGGCGGGAACTTTTATTTCTTGTTGGTGTTCTCCAGCGCTTTGATACGACCATAGAGCGCGGCGTATCCGTTCTGGAAAGAATTGATTTCAGACTGCTGCTCGGCGACCTTGGCTTCCAACGTCAACAAGCGGAGGATGACGGGTGAGAGTGCCTTCGAGCCGATGTGGTACGCCATTTGGTCGGCTTGCTGCTGAAGTGAAAGTGACATTGTTTTTTCTTCTCCTTATTTGCTCGCGGCGACCTTGGCCTTGAGATAATCGATGTAACCGGCGGCGTGAGCGTTCGCTTCACGGATTGCTTGGCACTCGAGTTTCAATGCAGCGAACTCGGAGCGTATCGCAGCGATTTCAGCGCGGGCGTCCGCCAGCACTTGTGCGCTGTCCGGCCCGGCTGGCCCGCGTGGGCCGGGTTGACCAATGCCTGCCGGGCCAACCTCACCTCGTGGGCCGGGCACGGTCGAGTCTTTGCCGGGCGCTCCGTCGCGTCCGTCGTTTCCGGTCGCGCCTCGCTCTCCCTTGGTTCCGACGCCGTCTTTACCGTCGCGCCCGTGGCGCGGAGGCGTGTGAGCCGGAACGTTATTGAGCACATCCGAAAGGCAGACGACGCTGCCGTCGCGGGTCACATACCAAAAAGACTGCTCGGCCTTCGCCAGCCACACGTCACCAAACACTCCGACCTCTGGAATGAAGTGTTCGTTGATGGTGCTGTGAATTTTCTGTCGGCGCGCCATGATTAGCTCCAGCCCATCTGTTTTTCGAACGCTCGGCGAAGTTCCTCGGCGGTGAGCTGATCGATGGCGACCTCTTGGGTGCGCGTTGCGTCGCGGAGGTCTTTCTTAATCTCCGCTCCGAGGCGCTTTAACTCGTTCTGAAGCTCCATGCTTTGGAGCTTGGCGACCGACACCCCGCTTCGCCGTGAGAGGTCTGCGAACTGTGCTGGCGTGAGTTTGATTTTGCGATTGTCCGTTTTGCGAACCGGAAAGAGCGTGCTTATGAACGTCGATACGGGCGCGTCGCGTCCGACCACGTAATCGGCTGAGCGGGCCGACACTGCGGTCGAGTTCCCGCCGTAAGCCGGGTGCGTGACTGCGGATACATCGAACAACTTCGCGCAGCGCACAGTCCGTCTAATGAACGAGCGACCCTCTTCATCTTTGGCGTCGTCGAATGCGTCGCCGTTGTCACCATCCAAAGCGAACGCGAAACTGCACTCGCTGATGTCTCCGCGTTTCACCGAAGCGTGGAGGTCTCTGTGACTTTGCTGATTCGCGTCCAACTGGCATCGGAAGTTCAAGCCTTGCGGCGAGTCAGTCAGCTGCAACGTTCCGGCACTCGTGCGTCCGAACACACTGTCATTCTTCATGCCGTGGTTAAACGTGAACACGACATCGGAATCGGGGGACTGCAACGACCGGGTGAAACAACCCGGAACGAGTCTTTCGCGGAACCCGCCGAGGTCTTTCGACAGCGCGTTATACGAGGCTGCTGTTCCAGTGAGAACGAACTTGTCAGTTGGTTCGGTGCGCAGCGCTGACGCCAACGTCCGAAACTCTCTGTTTTCCATAAAAACTTAACCTCTCTAATTAGTCGGCGCGCTGTGACTCCCTTATTTTTTTTCAAAGAAGAGTTTGTAAAGCGTGCCGTCCCTGTTCAGAAGCGGCTTGCCGTGATTTACCTCGCGACGACCGCTGTCCACGTTCTGGCTGCGTGCGTAGGCCATCACGGAGGCCTCGTCTGCCGGGTATTCAAGGAGCGGATACTTTTCGCAGGCGATACGATACTGGGCGACGATGTCTGCCGGAACTTTTGTGGCAGCATGCGCGCCACATGAATGTGTGAATGCCACGGAGTCGGCCTGCGCCGGGTTGCCTTCGTAGCGGAACCGGACGGCGCAGAGAGCATTGGAGCACGTCGCGTAAATCGCCGGGCGCTTCTGCCTGTCACCGTCGGTGGACGCGCGGATAATCCACGAGACCGTTGGTGTGGCCACAGCTTTGATTTCCGCTGCGCGCTCTTCCAAGTAAGCATTCGTACCTCTTTTTGCAGGAGAGACGGCGGTAGCGTGACCGTGGTAGATGGCGACCTCACCGACGGAGGTCGGAACGTGAATCCGCTTATTGCGGTCGTTGACGACTGGATAGTTGGAGTTGGTTTGGATAAGCATTGAGGTTTCCTTTTTCTAACTGGTTATCTTTCGGCTCATCTTGCTGGCCAATCTAACGGGTTACTGTGACGGGTTAGATGAAGTCAAAGCCTTCTCTGCGCGGCGCGTTCACTCCGCTGTATCCAACGTTCCCGTCGAAGTCACCGGGCATCGCATCAGTGTCGAGCAGACCACGACCATTGGCTTGCATGACGCCGGGAGTCTGGCGCGTGAAGTTCAAGCGGACCAGTGGCAAGTCGGCAATGGTTCTGTGCTTCCGCTCGTCCAAGAATGCGGACAGTGTGATTGTTTTGCCATGGTCGTTCACGGCGCGTCCTACATCGTAGGAAAACCACGTGCCGCTCCAGCCCAGTGTTTCTCTACCACGGGCTTCGACACGGAAAAAGCCCTCGGGTAGTTGGCCGGGCGCGGGAGATGCTCCCACCAACACGAAGCTCGGTTGTGTTGCTTTTGGCTTGAACAAATCGAATAATCCCATTTCACCACCTCTGGTTGAGTAATTTGTTTACGGCGACGTTGTCGCTCTCTTCGAGCGTCGGCTCACCGAGTTTGTGTTTGTCTGCAAGGAAGCGAACGAGGCGCAGCGCTGCCATAGCCTTGTCCGATACGCGACTGTTGCAAAGGCGGCGGAAGGCGGCGTCCACTGGCACCTGAAAGCCAGATGTGGCTTCGTCGTAGCTCAGCGTCCGAAGATTCTGGATGAGGCCCGGACTCGCCTGTTCAATGACTCGCATATATTCTTCGCGCGCCTGCCGCACATAATCGGCGACCGCGTTCTTCAAGCACTCCTCGCGCAAGGATTCCTTCACGTGGGCGGTGGGCAGGACGTATGTTCCGGCTCCGCACAGGCCGAGGAGCATTACGCTGGTCTGCGGCACGATGATGAGTGGGGAGATGCCGCGCTGACCAAACTGGTCTCGCCACGCGATGAGAATGAGAGCCCAGTCGTCGCGCTCTCTGTATGTCACAACCACTGCCTTTGGCCTGTTCATAAAACTCCTTTGCTTTGGTTCTCTGCAAACGTGCGTTTTGAGTGACACGAGTGGCAGCACGACATCAAATTGTTTTCGTCGATGAAAAGTCGCCAGTCACGGGTGACGCGCCAGGTCCCGTCTATGTGGTGAACTTCTGAAGCAACCGCAGGACAGTCGTTGCACATCGGGAAATGCCGCAACTGCCGAGGGCGCACGTATCTCCGCCACGCGGCTCGGTCGTAAAAGGGTTCACGCATAAACTTCTCGACCACCGCATGTGCTTGCGCGTGCTTCGAACAGTGTCGTCCATCCTTTATTAGGTTCGAACAACCGCCCGCAGAGCAGAAGCGAATCATGGACGCACCTCTGGCTTCGTTTCAGGGCTCAACGTGGGCAGCGAAATCAAACCGTTCGGGCCTGATACTTTTGCAGAGCCATCTTCATAGATAAAACTGAGTCGCGGGCTGTCCTGTTCGCAAGGGCGCATCAGCGTTCCACCGTTTGCCATCGCAGCCTTGCAAGCAAGGATGAGCGCGACCACCGGGTCAATCTTTCTGTCCTCGGACGCCTTGTTTGGAAACAGGTTTGAGTTTCGGTCGCGGTGACAGACCACGTTCGAGAACGCCCACAGCAAAATCTCGTCGCGGGAGTCGAAGTGAAATCTACTCGTCAAAATCAAGGACGCGAGCCAGTCCATAGCTGGCGACAGAATCGGTGCCTGCATCGGGACGGGCACGGACGTGACACCGGCTTTCTCAAGGTTCTGCCTCATGTGCTCCGCCTGATAGCGGTCGTGCGCGCACAGAATGATGTTGAAGCCGTCCGGATTTTCCACCACGCCGTAACCGAGGTTGCGCCGCTGCTCCTTGAGAATGTCCTGTTGGATAGCGTCGTAGTCGTTCACATAACCGGGGTGCGCGGTA